TATATCAGTAACAGAAGTACCAGATGTACCACCACTACCAGCAGTTCCGTTTGTACCAGAAACGCCAGATGTACCGCTTGTACCAGACGTTCCAGATGAACCACCACTACCAGCAGTAGAATTTGTTCCAGATATTCCAGAAGTACCAGAAGTACCAGATGAACCACCACTACCAGCAGTACCTGTTGTACCAGATGTACCTGCTTGCCCAGTTGCTCCAGCTGTATTAATATACCAAGAAGAAATTCCGGTAGTACTACCAACAATAGAAGTTACATTAACAACAAACGAACCATTACCACTATTGTAAGATACAACAGTTGCATTTAATACATTATTAGAATCATAAGATATGATTGTTTGTTGGCCAGGTGTCCATTTTAACCCAGTACCTATTGTAAAAGTCTTTGAACCTAAAGATACATCATGTGTAGTATTTGATGTGGATGCATAACGGTCGCCATCTGAACCAGATGTGCCCGATGTACCAGATGTACCACCACTACCAGCAGTACCGGTAGAACCAGTTGCACCTGATGTTCCTGAAGTTCCTGTATATTATGTTGCGTATTTTGAGATTTATACACAAGTAAATATAATTAAAAGGTAAAAGAAGAAGATTGTACCTATTTAATATATTGAGTTAATACTTCTTTTTTGAACTTTACCAATTCAATGTTTTTTATGTTTTTGGTAATATAAGTTCTGTAAGTAGGTATATTTTGATTATATATCCTACTTTGGGCCACAAATTGATTGAATATTTTACGTCCATCTTTGTTATCAAGAATTAAAATATCTTCCAATCTTTCGGATTCAGTTATTAAATTTTCAGTAATAGCGGGTTTATAAAGTTTTTTTAACCACCTAAAAAACTCCTTTGGCTTAACTAAACTAATTTTTAAAGCAGATATAACTTTTGTTGGAGATATTCCTATAACAAAAATGTAAGATGTTTCCACACCTGCTAAACTTTTTGTTTTACCATCTTTGTAAGTATAACTATTAATTTTATATATGTTTCTAGGTCTTATCAAATTTTTAGAAACATTTTCTTCATACTCAATTAATGGTATATACTCTTTTGAAAATGGCATTTTATAGTTTATTTAATTTTGGTATTTGAATCTTAGCTTTGTTAAGCTGCGGAACATTAAATGGAACAACTTTAGGAGTTGCTTTTACATAAGTATCCATAATTTCAGTAAATCTATCATGCATTTTTTCTAATGTAAAATTTTTCAAAGTATTTTCTTTTAATCCCTGTGATTTAGAAAGGTAAGTATCATACTTTTTATAAACATCATACATTTTATTAGCTGCTGATGAATAATTTACAGTAAACCATTGTGCTTCTTTCATAATGAATTGGTCAGCTGCGGATTCATCTACTGCTGTTAAACTACCTTCCAATAAAACTGCATGTTCTGCTGGTAGGAAATCTATTTGTCCACTCCATCCACTTGCTATAAGTGGTTTACCTGTCAAAGTAAACTCAGCCATTGGTCTACCATATCCCTCACCTTTAGCAAATGAAATCATTGCTTTAACTTTTGGATGATGGTATAAATTACTCATATCACTTTCTTCCATATCACCATGTATCAAATATACAGATGGAGATTTATCACCAAATGATTTTAATACTTCATCAATCTTTCTACGAGTTTCCTCTCTATCAATTACACTAAATCCAGCATGAGATGTTTTTAATAAAAGAGCAGGTTGTTTATCTTTTGGTAGGTATTGAAACACTGTTGCAAATGTTTTAATTACCATTCCAATATCTTTTCTATCTTGTCCCAATGAACCTTTCAACCAATGTCCAACAGTTAGGAAACAAAAATCTTCTTTTACGTTTTCTAAAACATCTTTACCATTTCCATTAGAAAATATTTCAGTATCAACACCTTCAAATAGAACTTCGATTGGTCTTTGTATTTTAAACTCACCCACAATCTGTCCAGTTGTTTGGTCCTTTTGTTGATATACAGTTCCGCCTAAATTTTGTTTTGTAAAATTAGATGGTACTAAAATTAAATCCATTTTGTTAGAACCATCTATAAAATCTTTTGGTGCAATTGTAGTTTCAACTCCAGCAGTAATACCAATATTGTAATGTCCCTTTGGTTCAAATTCATTTGCTACTGAAATTTGCATGAATACATCAGGCTTTTCTCCAATCTCTCCGATAACTCTTTCTAACATCCAACGGCCAAATTCGTCTTGGTCACTAACTTGGTTTTGTGGTGTGTTACCCCAACGAAGTGGAATAATTTTTATATCGTACTTATCCATTTTACGAAGTGATTTCATCAAATCTCTACAATGGTCACCATATCCACTTCTAGTAAAAATAGGTCCTTGAAATACTAATGTTGGTTTGCTCATATACTATAACTTATTTAACTTTAAATACCTCAAATCTTTGGCGAGGTTTCCAATTTTCAAATGTAGATTCAATTCCATCCACTAATGTTTGACACATATTTGTATGTGATAAACCAGCTTCATTAATAAAGAATTCTCTACCAATTAAAGCATTTGCTTTTCTTTCTTCTTTAGGTGTGTTGTACATTTTTTCGATTGCATCCGCAACATCATGTAAATCAACTCTATCATCCCAAATATAAGGAGTTGGAACTGAACCTGCTAATGCCAATGCTCTACTCCAAACAGGAATAGCCCAAGGACCAGGTTTTGCTTTTTCTTCCCACTTTCTCCACTCATGCAGAGAACCAATTTTTATATAATCATCTGCAACTAATACATTACCCTCAACTTTAAATCCACATTGGTCTTGCAATCCGCCTGTTACGTTTACGATGATTGGAGTTCCTGCCATTACCGATTCTGCAGTTGCTAATCCAAATCCTTCGTTGTTAGCGATGTTAATTGTTGCATCTACCATATTGTAGATAAGATTTAACTCTTGTTGAGGTCTTCTCTTTTCCGAAAATTTAATATTAACATCAGGTGCAATTGCTTCAATAACTGCCGGTAAATCCGTACCATTATCATCCACAGGTTGAGTGTGCATTAATAACAAACACTTATCTGCTTTTTCTTTACCAATTCTATCACAAAATAATTTATATGCATAGATTACATCAGATGGTTGCTTTCTTCTAATATTGCGATTTGACCAATAAAGAATGAAATCATATTTTTTATCACCAACAACATCTTTGTAAAATTCATCAGATACATCAGCTGGTTTGTATATATCAGTATTAATACCATGTGGTACATAACTTACTTGCCAATCTGCTTTTGGTTTCCAAGTTGGTTTATCAACTCTAGCACCAATTCTTTTAATAATACCATAAGTTTGGCGAGAGATACAACCAATCCAATCACAACTTTCATAGAAGTTACGATTATACATTGGGTCTGGCAAATCATCCCAAATTGCGTAGAATAAAAGAGGAACATTTTGTCTGATTTCATGCTCTATATCATACAACCATGTCCAATAGCGAGGGTCAGTAAAGTGTAGGATAGCATCAGGTCTTTCTGAATTAATCAGCTGACGTATTAAATCAGCATTACCATAACCATTCCAAGGTAAAATTTTTACATTTGCATCTTGTATTCCATAGTTTTGTCTGATGATACTAATTCTTTGGACATTGTAGCGATACCACTCGCCATTCTTAAATCATCTGAAAGTAACAATATTTTTTTCTTTGCCATAACTAATTTTAAAATTGTGAACCTGAAATTTGAAGTTTTGCGTATTCATTCATTTCTTTTCTGAATTCCTCATCATTAACATATCTTTCGACTGTTCTATTGACTAATTTTTGTAAAGTAACATCCGAATTAAATGATACTTTTTTAAACGATGAATATACATCTTTCAAGATTTTCACAGTTGTTAATTTTGTGTTTTCTTGATTCATTGTAATATCTATTTTATATATTTGTATATATAAGTATATTACAACAAGAAAAAAGAATAAGTTTTTAAAAACTTTTTTTATTTATCAGCCTTACCATCACAGTGTTTTCCTAAAAATTCACACCATTTACAATTCTTTTTGTTTTGACCCGGTACTTTAGGAAATTTAATATCTTTGTAAGTACCATCATCATTAAAGACCGTATTGATGAATTCCATAAATTCATCATGTGCTTTTGTAACAGATGGTGCACCATTCGATGGGGCGTGTTTTGATATATAAGGAACTGGAAATGCCGAATCTTCGGGCAACTTCCTTCTCATAATCTGATATTCAACTCTAATCTTTTGTAAAGGAATGTTAAATAATTCAGAATAGTATTTTTTATACAAAAGGATTTGTGCGTTTTTAAACTTATCCGCCTTCTGATATTGATTCCAACCCTGTGTTGATGTTTTAAGGTCAATAATTATAATTGAATTCTCAGCCATATCTCTAAGAACAATATCTATGAATCCAATAAAGTGAACACCTTCTTTAATTTTAGCGTTCAATGGAATCTCAATACCAACTAATTCAAATCCTGATTTAGAATAGAACTTGTTAAGATTCTTTTTTAACCACTCCAATATTCTTCTACCATCACCATAAAATTCTTCTAATTCAATTTGGGTACAAGGTGCACCTTCACTAAGAGCTTCTCTTTCTTTCGTAAAGTTTTCTTTCATCCTATCCAATAATAACTTATCCAAATCAATCTCATCAGCTTGCTTTTTGGATACACCATACATTACTGAAAGGTAGTGTTGGATAGTTTCATGCATTGAACTACCAAATATAGTGTGAATGTTACCAGAACTTTCACCTAATTTATCTATATAATTTAATTTATATTGTTGCGGGCAGCTACTCCACATTGAGTACTGCGAAAATGATACTTTTGCCATAATGTAAAGATACGAAAATTATCCGATATTACCAATTAAATTTTCAACTTTAATTTAGTAATTTGCTTAGGGTCAGTGCCATAAGCTTCCGCAATTTCTTTGATATGAGTTTTACCTGCGGTTGTTTGGTAAAGTATATGAACATAATCTTCAGCCTCTAACTTAGATACTTCATAGTATTTAGCTATTAACTCAATTACCCAACCTTCGTACTTATCTGCCGAAGCTGGTTTCATATATTTTAAAAATGCTCTTGTCTTTGGTATTAATCCAATCAACGCAAGATACATTGCTTTTGGTGGAGCCTCCTGAATGTAAGGTGATATATCTGCTATCAGTTCAACCCATTCGGATTTCATAGAAAGAAAACGGAGTATCATATAGTTACTCCATGTCTTTTTATCACTTTCATCAAGCTTATCCCAATACTTTGGGTCTTTATCTTGTGTTATTGCGTTAATATGGTCAAATAAAGTTTTAGCCATTTGTATCTAAATCTATTTTTGGTTG